TGTCTTGGTTGGCGCGATTGCGACCAATGGCACGTGTGATATTGCTATCTCTCAGGCAACCGACGGCAGCGGCACGGGCGCGAAAGACGTGGTCGCCGCTACGCAGTTGACCCAGGCCGGCACGGATAGCAACAAGCAAGTTGTCTTGCAGTGCCGCGCCGACCAGCTTGATCTGGCCGGTGGCTTTCGTTACATCGCCGTCGAGGTTGTGACCGCCGTCGCCGCGACTATCGCCGGGGCCGCCCTTATCGGCTTTAACCCCGCCTATGGCCCGGCCAGTGGTTACGACGTGGCCTCGGTCGATGAGATTGTAGGCTAGTTATGAAATACATTGCGCGGCGGTTCATTGACTTCTTTCGGCCGGGGGATGAGATACCCGACGGCTATTATGACGCGGTAACGCTCAATAGCCTGATTGCCAAACGGCACATAGAAGCGGTCAATGAACCGCCCGCAATGGTGGAACCGGAGAAGCCGGCAGAACCGGCCGCGCCGCAAAAAGTGGCAAGGGGTCGCAATGGCAAGCTACGCAACGGTCGATGAGTTACGCGGCTACATTGACGCAAGCGGGTCGGTCAACTGGACGGCGGCCGATAGCGACAATCTTGAATTGGCGCTTGACGCGGCCAGCCGGTGGATTGACGAAAAGCTTGATATGCAATTCGTCGGCACGGCCGGCACGCGCTACTACACCGCCGATTGGCATGACCTGTTATACATCGACGACCTCGTAAGCCTGACAACGCTTAAGACGGATGACGACGCCGATGGGGTGTATGAAACCACATGGGCGGCGACCGACTACACACTGGAACCGCGCAACGCGGCGGCTAAGAATCGCCCCTACCGGCAGATACGGATTAAGGAAAACGGCGACTACTCATTTCCAACCAGCGTCGAGAACGGCGTGGAAGTGGCTGGCAGTTTTGGCTACGCGGCGACCGTGCCCGCGCCAATCAAGCAAGCTACATTGCTACTCGCACACCGCCTATGGATGAGGAAAGACGCCATCTTCGGCGTGGCCGGCACACCGGGGTTAGGGGTGACAGTGGTACAGGCGACTATCACAGCTGATGCTGATGTCATGGCGCTGTTAAACGGCGTTGACCGGCGGGGGTTCTAAGTGGCTTCTCTTGACGGCTTCATTGACGAATTGATTGCCACTGTCCGGGCCGTAAGCGGGATTCATTACGCGCCGGATGACCCGCCCTCCAAGCTGGCCGCGCACCCAGCGGCGGTTGTGTGGCTAACCGGCGGCCGTTCGGTGATTGGCCCGCCTGAGTTGGCAACGTGGCATCACGGCGTGCGCGTCGGGCTGCTAACGTCAATGGATAACATTGCGATGGCGAATCAGCGGATATTGCCGCAGATTGAGCCGGTAGTAGAAGCCATCTGGACAAAGATGCGGTCAATGACAGAGCCGTTTACCAACTGTCAGAACATTGAACAGATTACCTATGCCTATGGCCCGGTGCAATGGGCCGACGTGTGGTACTTCGGCGCGCTCATCGACCTAGAGGAAGTCAAGATACAGAGGGCATTATGAACTTGAAATACACCGGGGCGGGGTTCCTACCAGGCGTGCCCGCCCGCGACTTGAACGCTAATGAAGTAGGGACGCACGGCGGGGCGCAAGCCCTGATTGCTAGCGGCCTCTATGTCGAGGATAAGCCCGCGGCCGGGAAAAAGGCCGAAAAGGTGAGTGAATAATGGCCGGTGGCAAATGGGCGCATCGCATCCAACTTGGCCGAGAGAGTTCGGCCGGTACTGCGGTCGCCGCAACTACAATCTGGCGTGGCATTGGCGGCATGTTGAAAGACAACCGCGCCGTCACAATGGTAGATGAGTTGGTAGGCATTGCCCTGCCGACCACGCGGGCTTATATCGGCATGGAAGAATCCGCGCTGAGTATGGCCGCGACCGAGGCGACGTTTGAACAGTTGATCCACATTCTAGAGGCCGGTATCAAGACGGTCGGAACCGGCGCAAGCGACGGCGTGGGCAGCGGCAAGATTTACGCCTACCCGGTCGGCATGACTTCGGTCAATACCATCAAGACCTACACGATTGAAACGGGCGACAACCAGCAAGCCGAGGAAGCGGACTACTGCTTTGTTGAAAAGTTCACACTAAGCGGCGAGCGCGGGCAAGCCGTGAAAATGTCGGCCGACTGGATAGGCCGCAAGGTATCGACTACCAACTTTACCGGCGCGTTGTCTATTCCCACCGTGGAAACGATTCTAGCCGGGCGCGGCCAGTTCTTTATCGACGCCGTGGGCGGCACGATTGGCACGACGCAAATTAGTGAAACCCTGCTGAAATGGGAGTTGTCAGTTGATACCGGATGGCGCGCCAAGTACACCGTGGATAGCGACGCCGGCGGCGGCGGGCTTGAATTCGCCTTCGCCTACTTCGACCGCGACTCATTCAAGGCTGAATTGTCAGTCACTTACGAACACAACGCGACGGCCGTTGCGCAAAAGCTACTGTTTCAAGGGCCGACCGCGCGCCTTGTTCGTATCCAGATTCCCGGCAGTCTGCTAGGGACGGCCGGCACGACCTACGCTAACAAGTGGCTGATTATCGACGCGGCATTGATGTACACCGAATGGGACGCGCTCGACGCCGACGAAGGGAACAGCATTGTCAACGTAACCGGCACGATTGGTTATGACGCGACGGCGGCGAAAGCGTTGTCTATCACCGTGGTTAATGAGCTTGCCAGCGTTCCCTAACGGGCGCAAGGACGTTATCAGATGAGCGACGAAAAGACGGCTGTCCGGTTCCACGTGACGGCCGAAAGGTTAGCCGAGGTAGAACTTGGGGAGTTACTGGATATTCAGGACAACCCCAACGACGCCCGCGCAATGGTGCGATTCATGGCCCGCTTTGTGGCCGACGAAAAGGGCAACTACCTTGACGAAACGGCGGCGCGGCTGGCCGTGCGCAAGGTGACTATCGGGCAAATGAAAAGCGCCTTCGAGAAGATTACCACCGACGTGGGGCAGGCCGCCGCCCCAAACGAGTAAGGCGGCAGATTTACAACGCCGCCTACACGGGGCTATCGCTTGACTTGCCGGGCTGGATAGGCGTCTTGCAAGCGGCAAAGGACTGGGGCATAGCGCCGTGGGAAGTGACGGGAGAATCGCCGCCTAACCGGGTGCTATGGCTGTTACGCCGGGGGGCGTATGAAACCGAGATAAGCCGGGCCGAAAAAGACAGAGCAACGCATGGGTAAGAACGAAGTTGAAATCATCGTAACGGCCGAGGACAGAGCCAGCGGCGTCCTGAGTAACATCGGCGGCGCGTTAGGTGGCGTCGGCCGTATTGCCACCGGCGCGGCCATCGGCGGCATTGCGTTGGTCGGCGGCGCGCTGGCAATGGCGGGTCGGTCGGCCATCGCCATGAACTCCGATCTCGAAACAAGCCAGCTCCAGTTTGAAACGCTGATGGGCGACGCAACGCGGGCCGAGGAACACGTTCGGTCGCTGTTCGATTTCGCGGCCAAGACGCCATTTGAAACCGGGCCGATTATCGAGGCCAGCCGGATTATGCAAGTGTTCGGCGGCGACGCGCTGAATACAGATGAAAACTTGACGCGCATTGGCGACACGGCGGCGGCCGTCGGCGCGCCTATTGAGGACATCGGCTTTTGGGTTGGCCGGGCATACGCGGCCATTCAGGGCGGGCAGCCGTTCGGAGAGGCAGCGCAAAACCTCATGCAAATGGGCGCGGTTAGCCCGGACGTTATCGCCAAAATGAATGAGATGCGCGACGCGGGCGCATCGCAAGATGAGATATTCAAGGTACTTACTGACCACATGGATGGCTACTCCGGCGCGATGGAAAAGCAAGCCGGCACGTGGTCGGGCCTCATGGCGACTATCTCCGACTCGCTGAATATGGCGGCGGCCACGGCGATGAAACCGTTCTTTGATTTAGCGAAGGAAGGATTAGCGGGGTTAGCGGAATGGTTTAATAGCCCGGAGATTCAGGCGGGTATAACAAACCTGGCGACCAAGTTTTCTACGTTAATCCAAAAGGTTTCGCAGTTTGTGACGCAAGCCGTTATCCCGTTCGTGCAAAACCACGGCCGACAATTGATAACAATCATCGGCGCTATTGTTACCGGGATTGGCACGTTCGTTGTTATTACATCGGCAATCGCCAAGTTCGTGGCGTTCAAGGCCGCTATAGCCGCCTTTGGTGCGGCGATCACGGCCGCTGGTGGTGGGTTGGGTGGATTAGTCGCCCTGATAGGCGGGCCAGTAACGCTCGTGATCGCCGCAATCGCGGCCGTAGTCGCCCTGTTTACCGTCGCGTGGCGCAACAACTGGGGTGACATTCAGGGTAAAGTCGCGGCGGTGTGGGCTTTCTTGCAGCCCATCTTCCAGGCCATCATCGAGTGGGTAGAAGTCAAGGTCAAGCAGGGCATCGAGCAACTGCGCGCCTTCTGGGTTGACATGGCGTGGCCGGCCATTCAGCGGGCGATTGAGGTCGTGTGGCCGATTATCCAGACGATTTTTAACGGGATTAAGGACTTCATCGTCAACACCCTGATTCCTACCCTGCAATCGCTGTGGCAGAAGTGGACACAGGACGTGTGGCCGGTCATTCAGACGGTGACGGAAAACGTTTGGAC